CGTGTTTGCGATTTGCGCTGATCCGGCAACTGTCCACGCCTACGCGGCCATGAGACCTGAGTGCGACTGCTGGACGATGGATGAGGTGGCGGTCATCTTGCAGCAGGAATTTTTTACGCAAGCGGTGAACATTAAACGGGCCATGCCTGGCGCGGAAGTGTTGACGCTTATGGCGGAAGAAGATATTGGTCCGGTGTACAAGGGAAGCAGTGAGCAGGCTTACGCGTTGAGCAAGGACGCATTGGCGGTGATGGAAAGTCAGTCAAAGCGGCATGGTTGAAACGTTTGGCGGAAGGCTCCCGGTTTTTGCATGTTTTTGGCTACGGGAATATGTGGGGGTGCCTGATGTAAGCGATGGAGCGGTGATCGTCCAATGCGAATGATTCTCGATTGCGAGCGATTCGGGTTAGCGAATGATTCGCTAAGGCGAACGATTCTCGACCATGATCGAGCGATGCAATGCTTGATCGGCGCTTTGGTGTAACCATAGGCGCGCGGAAAGCGCCTTTGTAGGCGATTAAATTGCATGGTGGCTACTACCCTATATGCTTTCGAGAAAATCGATTATGTGCGGTTCTATGGGCTTAGCCTCCAAAGTGTTAAGACGAGCGCATGCAAGCGCCAAGCGTAAAGCGTAGGCGTCAATAGGCGCTCTACGCTAAAGCGCAAAGCGAAAAAAGGCGCTCTACGTGGAGCGTAGGCGCGCGAAAAAAAAGCCCCGAAGGGCTTGGATTAAGCTTTCATGCTTTCATGCTGGCGTTAAAGGTTAAAGAAAATCGCGCACGCAAGTGCGACGCCAAAAATTAGTGCTATGGTCCAATCGATTAAAGCTTGCATGGTTTAAACCTCCGCAAATTGTTTTGCTGATTTTCCGTGGACGACAATGGCGATTGATGCAGCGCTTGGCTTTAAAGCGCCGTCGCATGCTCCGCAAGTAATGCATTGTTTTTTGTCGCCACCTTCAGGGCTGGCGGGACAAATTGCTTCATTTTGAAGCTTGAGCGCTGATCCGATCGGGATAACGCGAAAAGTGCGCCAGCCCATTGCGCGCGCGACGTCGCGATCGCTAAGACTATCAGCGCTTGCCATGCATAATTCGCGATGCGATTGCGCGAAGGGTTGGCGCCATTGATGCGTATAACCGGTCCAATCACTGGCAAGCTCGAGCAGCTCAAGCCAATTTTCCGCGGGAATCATGGCGGGATCGCCATAAGCGCCTAATCTAACCTTGCGACCCTTTAGCCAAAGCGCTGCAAGCTTTACATTGTGCGAAAAATCGGGATATGAGCCGCGTTCAAAAGCTTTATAAACCGCGTTGACGCTTTTGGAATAGTCAACGTAACATGTGCGCTTTTGGCTTTCATTGCCGCGATGCACACAATCGCCACAAATGCTTTTATCATTGCCAGTATTGACGGCGCTGATAGGGTTGACGTCCGATCGGATGATATAGGTTTGAACCATGTTCCCGGTTTTGACATTGCTAGACTCAAAAACCGCGATCCCGACAATGGGCGCTTGATCAATTGGCGAGAATCCGCGATAAAAAACAAATCCGTTTGGCTTGCGCATGATATTGGTTCCGTTTTGATTGATTGCAACAAGCAAAACAATAGCACGGTCGCGCATTGATAGACTGACCATTTGTCGGACAATTTCAACCATTTAGGGGGTTTACATGGCGGGGCAGCCACAAAAGCGCGCAGCGCTTGCGGTTATTGAGAAAGTAGGCGAGGAGGAGGTTCTCGAGCGTATAAGCGCTGGCGAAAGTGTTCGAGCTATAGCCGAAAGCATTGGAGTAAAGCAGGGACATTTAAATAGGTGGTTATTGGCGCCAGAGCGCAGCGCTCAGTACGCGCGCGCACGCGAGGAGCGCGCCTCGGCGCTGGCGGAGGAGGCGCTGACGATCGCCGACGAGGCAAAAGACGATCCTAGACTGCGCGTTGATACGCGCAAATGGTTTGCTGCGCGCCTCGATCCGCGATCATGGGCGGAGAATCGCGCTCCCGTCGTAGCAATAAACATCGACTCGCAAGCATGGACGGCGATCAAACAAGCTGAAGCGCTGACAATTGACGCATCGCAACATGGTTGACCTAGTCGCAATCGCTTTACCAAGCGCGACAATTGTCGCCCAAACGCGGAAAAACTGACAATCCGGCGTGGTTCGATGCGGTTTCGACGGTTTATCGAGAATCATTCTCATCCTCGATTGACTCGGAAATGCGAATAATTCTCATTTGATAATCGTTTTGACCCCCCTGGCGCGATTTGGGCGGGGCGGTTTTGCCGCGGCACTCCACACGCGCCAACTCATGCTTCGCACACCTGGCAATTGTGCGCTGCCGCTGCAACCGTTGCCCGCCCCCCTACACCGCCCATCGCCCCGACGAACGGCCCCCAAAAAAATTTTCACAAGTGAGCGAAACACTGTTACGCTTGCAACAAGTAACGAAAACAGGGGAACGACATGGCGGTTTATGGTTATGCAAGGGTTAGCACACAGGAGCAGATAGACAACACGTCGCTGGCCGAGCAGATTAGGAAGATTCAGGGATTGGCGTTGATTCGTGGCGAGGATGTGGGCGAGGTGTTTACGGATGAAGGCGTGAGCGGTTCGGTGCAACTTGCCAAGCGCGACGCGGGTTCGCGTTTAGTAGCTGCGCTTCAGCCGGGTGATGTGGTGGTTATGACGCAATTGGATCGTGCATTTCGTGACACGGTTGATGCGTTAACGATGGCCGAGGCTTGGAAGGAGCAAGGCGTTAAGATGATTGTGCTGGCCCTGGGTACGGACCCGGTGAACAATGGGTCGAGCTGGTCTGAGTTTTTCTTTACGTTGATGGCGGCAGTAGCTAGGCTTGAGCGACGCAGGATTGCCGAGCGCATGGCTGATGGGCGTAAGAGTAAGGCGCAGGCCGGTGGTTGGGTTGGCGGTCATGTGCCGTTTGGGTTTCGTAAGGATGGTGATGGCAAGTCGGCCAAACTTGTGAAGGATGAATCGACCTATCCCATCTTGATGTTTATGGCGGACAAAGCCAAAGAGCGCAAGAGCTATCGCAAGATTGCTGAGATGGTGAAGGATCAGTTTGGTATGGCGGTGACGCATACCTTGGTGCATCGTGCGGTGGCAAGTTATGAACACGCCTAATAACGAAATATTTAAGCGTTACCTTGAGCTGGTGCGCCGCTACAGGCCCAACGCGCCGTTGTTTGTGCGCGAAGTGTTGGGGGTTGATCCCGACCCTTGGCAAGTTGAGTTTTTGGAGGCTATATCCCGTGGCGAGCGCAAGATCAGCGTGCGCTCCGGCCACGGTGTTGGGAAGTCCACGGTGGCTTCCTGGGCGATGATTTGGTACATGCTAACGCGTGGTCCTGCAAAGATTGTGGTGACTGCACCGACTTCGAGCCAGTTGTACGACGCTTTGTTTGCCGAGCTAAAGCGTTGGGTGAAAGAGTTGCCTAATGCTTGGGGTGATCGCTTGGAGGTTAAGACCGATCGCATTGAGATGCGGGCGGCGCCACAAGAGTCGTTCATATCAGCCCGTACATCGCGTGCCGAGCAACCTGAAGCGTTGCAAGGTGTGCATTCGGACCATGTGATGCTTGTGGCGGATGAGGCATCAGGTATTCCTGAGTCCGTGTTCGAGGCGGCAGCGGGTTCTATGTCGGGGCATAACGCTGTGACGATTTTGTTGGGTAACCCAACGAAGTCCAGCGGGTTTTTCTTTGACACGCATAACCGATTGAAGGATGAGTGGTGGACACGTCGCGTGTCCTGCTATGACTCTAAAAGGGTCAGCGACGCTTATATCAAGGATATGGCGTCAAGGTATGGCGAAGAATCCAACGCTTTCCGTGTTCGCGTGTTGGGCGAGTTTCCGCGTACCGATGACGATACGTTGATTGGCGTTGAACTGGTGGATAGCGCTTTTCACCGTGATGTTGAAACAACGGATACACAAACGGTGTGGGGATTGGATGTGGCGCGATTTGGAACGGACGCCACGGCGTTGGCAAAGCGTAAAGGTAATGCAGTGACCGAGATACGCAAGTGGCGTGGGTTGGATTTGATGCAGACCACGGGCGCGGTGGTCGCTGAGTACGAGGCCATGAAGCCAGAAGACAGGCCCGTTGAAATACTTGTCGATTCGATTGGCTTAGGGGCCGGTGTTGTGGACCGCTTGCGCGAATTGAATCTGCCTGCGCGTGGGATTAACGTGGCTGAGTCTCCCGCCATGGGAACGATTTATGTGAATTTGCGTGCTGAGCTATGGGGAAAGATGAAGGCGTGGTTGGAAAAGCGCGATTGCAAGATACCTAAGGATGAGTCGTTATTGGCGGAATTAGTTTCGCCACGCTATTCGTTTAATAGCAACGGGAAGATGAAGCTAGAGAGCAAAGACGAGATGAGAAAGCGCGGGATTGGATCGCCTGACATGGCTGATGCTTTAGCGTTAACTTTTGCGAGCGATGCAGGAACAGCGTTGTACGGCAAGGCTTACAACTCACAGTGGGGCAAGCCAATCAAGAGGAACTTAAGAGCAGTTGTTTAATCGAGAGGGGTAGAAATGGCAAAACGAAAAATGCGTAGATCGGAAAGCAAGAAGATGATTTTTGATTATTTGAAGGGGTTGAAGAACCCTGTGAATGCTTGGCATTTGGCGGCAAAGTTTGATATGACCACCAAGAGGATTGATCAACTCATGACCGAGTTGGCGGGAGACGATTTGATTGTGAAGTCCAAGGGGATAAAAGACGTTGAGATTCCTTGGAAAAAAGTGATGGTGAACTACTTCGAGGTTAAGGAAGAGTACAAAACCTTTAAGCCGCGTAAGCCTAAAGCACCAGTACTGTGGCATAACCCATTTGGAATAAGGGCTGCATGAAAGATTACCTCGCCGGCCAGGCCACCTGGCGCACGCCCGAAGGTGACCCGCCGCCACTAGGCGTGAAGATATTGTTGCTGAATCCCGGCGGCGTGTGCGTCATTGGCACCTGGTCCGAATGGGCGGTTGCCTGGGCGCCACTGCCGAGGGTGCCTCAACACATTAAGGAGGTGTTGGCGTGAAAGATTTGACGATTGGCGATGTGATGGGCATCGCCAGAAGAACGGGGTTTGATCAGCACGCAGAGAATCTTTTTATCTTTGCGGCGCAGATTGAGTTTGTTGCAGGCGAAGCACGCTTAAACCATTGCATTGAGTTGCTGGAGAAAAACGGCTACGACGATGCTGCGGAACTATTGAAAGGACAGGGATGAACCTGAACGATATGGCGAGAAAAGCCTGGGTTAATGGATTGCTTGAGAACTTTCCACGAGGCGAGTACGAGAAATTGCAGTGGGAAGTGCTTGAAG